AGTGTAAGAGTATTGGCAAGACCAGTAATACCAAGGCCCATCCTACGCTTATCTTGTGCTTCCTTACGCTGTTTCTCCAGAGGGTAGCGAGTACGATCAATGACGTTGTCCATAGCACGAACCACATGAGGAATGTCATCTTTAAACAACTCCCAATTAAACTTATTGTCAGTCACGTATTTGACAAGATTGAAGGAACCAAGGAGACAGGCTCCATAGGGCGGCAATGGTTGTTCACCACATGGATTGGTAGCTTCAATTGTCTCGCAATAGGACAAGGGGTTGTCTTGGTTAATACGGTCAAGGAAGAGTACCCCCGGTTCAGCCCAGTCCCATGTTGACCGCATAATCTCTTCCCAAAGCATACGGGCGTCAATGGTCTGGTATTGTTTCCCTTCAAACCGAAGAGTGAACGGTGTACCTTTGACAACAGCCGACATGAACTCATCGGTGACCCCGACAGATATGTTGAAGTTAGTAAGGTCATTCTCATTTCGCTTCGCACGTACAAACTCCTCAATGTCTGGGTGATCTACACGTAGGACAGCCATCATTGCTCCACGTCGGTGTCCTGCACTAACAATTGTTCTACATACAGCATCAAAGATACGCATGAAAGAAACAGGGCCACTGGCAGTGCTGTCAAGAGAAACAATCCTATCACCACTGGGACGAATACGACTAAAATCATACCCAATCCCACCGCCTCTGCGCATAGTTTCAGCAGCTTCTTTAGCCCTGTCCATGATGCTGTCCATAGAGTCTTCAATGACTCCCGATACGAAACAGTTGTAGGCTGTAACATCTCGTGGAGACCCCATAGCAGATTGAACTCTCCCGGCTGGCATAAATCGTTGCTCAAGGAAGATTCGTTTAAGCTTCTGTCGATGAGCCTCGCCGTCGGACATCGCTGCTGCGTTTCGTGCTGCTGCTTCTTCGAAGTTTTCGTATGGCAGTCGGTACTTTGTTGCATGGAGTTCGTCACATTCTTTCACCTTCGGTCCAAACATTAAATCAATCCTCCAAGATTTGCTTCTTTATAATTCGGTCCCTTCATAACCTTACCTGTCACACTGTCACGGATAGGGTTACCGTCATCATCTAACTTACTCATGTTGCTCTCATGTACCCGGTTGAAGGCAGCATCAAAGTCTGCTCTGTTAGTTCTGGCAAACGAAACAAGGGTACCTGACAGGACGTACTGAAGGTCAGCAAGTTCTTTAAGCAGGTGTTCCCATTGTTGTGTGGTAGGGTCTTTGCCATACGTCTGACACACCTCCATCTCCTGAAGAACATCGCATACTTCCTGTGCCTCTTCCATAATCAGACGGCGGCGTAGTTCCAGAGTAGGGCAAGTAGGTTGACCATTGACCGACAGGCCCATTGCCTCATTGAACTCCTGAACCTTGCTCTCCCTAGTGCGTTGCTTTACCATATTGTCCAAGCTCCTGTTCTGCTGCTTCTGTTTTAAGGTGGTGGCTGATAGTCTGAAAGATCACATCAACGGAGTGTTGAAGTATTTCCTTAGTATACTTACTCTCCGTCATCTCTATCTCAGCACATAACCGTGACACTGTGTTAAGTCTGTTGACAAGGATGTCAGGGTTGTAGTAGAAGTAATCACTCACTGACATCGGGGCTTCGTCGTTGTTGTCTGAGAATAAGTTTTTGATTTTGTCTAGCATTTTGTTTTCTCTTTTTATTTTGTACAATACGTTGTCTGAACAAAGGGGATTGTAATGCTTTAGCTGAAGGACTCCTCTTCTTCTTCATCATACACATCCCTGACCAGCAGATCAAATAATTCAAGGTTGTCTTCTATCTGGACCTCTAGTATATCAATGATCTCCTCCGCTGTCAACCCAAGAAGATCAACAATCTCGGCGGCGGTATACCTGTCCTGTAGTTCGTATTTAATTTCAATATCAAGCATCCTTGTACTCCCGCATCAGCGTCTCAAGGCGAAGGAAGGTAGGATCGAAGTCGCCGTTCTTGACATTACGTTTATGCACAATCCCACGCCAGTGTTGATTGCCTTGTGGACCCTTGTACTCCTCATCATCAAGATAAGATGCACCGCATGTGATAGACCACATCATCCCTTTATCATCCGCCCAATCAGTATGAATGTCGAGACAAGGTCGGTGTCCTTGCGTGACAGATACCTTAGTCTGCTCCATCGAAGCTTTACTTGAAGCTTTCGGATTAGATGAGTTACGGTTCTGAACATAGTGTACGTACTCAATACCGTCTAAGATGACAGGATAAAGGAAGTCGTGAACAACAAACCCAAAATCCCTAAGCCGCAGATTGTCATAGCTAAGAGTACCGTCCAGAATTGGATTGGCATTAACATGTCGCTTAATACGTTCTTCATGATTCCCCACAGTGAAGTGCATCTCAGGTTTATACTGTTTCTTCTTCTGCTCTTTACATTGAAGGTTGTGTAGATGGACAGGCTTAAGCATATCAGCCATTGCTTTCACACCGGCTTTGATATCCTCAACGTACCTTGCCCCCTCTGCCTTCTTGGTTCCACGATCATAGCTGCTGAGTGAGTGCATGTCCCACCAGTCACCAATGACAATGATCTTATCTGGCTGATGCCGTACGATGTAGTTACCTATGCAGGGTAGATGGTCAAGACGTGACCCCGGTTTAACCTGCATATCAAAGATTACAAGATGGTCAGTCATTGTAGTCTCCAAATGACTCGGTTAATCTTATCAATACTTTGCCAAACTCTTTCGTTTTCCTGTGTCGCAAGTATCTGGTAAAGACTTGTCTTAACTTCCTCTAACTCTCGTACAATATCAGTTTTACGGTTTAATCTAAACATGTTCACCATTCCTTTGGTATAAATTTGATTGAACCAATTTGTCCGTTAAGATAGACACGTTCTTCTCCTTCTCGTTTGGTAAGCACGTCTTTCTTATGCTGTAGGTTAGCTTCACCATATACAAGACCGCCTCGTGTATAGTAGTTCTTCAGGATTCTGAACTCAAACTTATCCTTACCGTACTTCTTGATGTCAGCATTGACATGGGTGGAAGAGGAAATGTACGTCTCCCAGTTAGATGACCCTACTTTCTTCCTCTTTCTCCACCTATGGTATTGCTTCTTGCCTATGTACTTCTTACCTGTGACAAGGTTTGTTATCTCATAGACAAAACCAAAGTACTTATCTGGATTAGGTTTGCGTCCTACCCAGTGGTGTTCAGGTTGCTTCTGGGACATCAGGTTCTTTCTCTACCTTGACCAAGAAACGAGGACCGTTGCTGTAGATGAACGTCCGTATACCTGCACCATCATTGGCATGGGACCAACAGTGGTGTTTGAATGCACAGTAACTACACTGTGTGTCTAGTTTAAGGTTGCCACTCTTACCATCAGCCACTGGTTTATGGCAGCGTTCCGGTGGTGTGTCCTGTTCAACCATCTCCTTCACATGACGGATACGTTCATCTGCGTTCTCGTCCATGTCAATGGGATTAGGTTCGTATACAGTAAGTTCACCACTCTCTTTGTTCATGGCAAGGAAAGCTGCCTTGTCCCACTGACCAGCCTGTTTGTATGAACTGATCTGACCAATGTAACCAAAGGCATCATCCTCTGGCAGAGTACCATCCTTGAACTTCTTGAAAGAGAACTTGCTGGCCGATTTAACATCAACCAAGACGCCATCAATAACACAGTCGATGTGACCTTTGACACCCTCAAGTTCTACCTCCTTCTGGCTGTCACTTACATCATGCCCTGCTGCTTTGACAAGGAACAACACAAGTGCTTCGATGATGTCACCATACAGGAACTTGATACGGGTGGCTGGTCGCAGTTCTTCTTTCGGCGCACCATTAACCTCGTACCATAGTTGCCTGTCAGGTTTACCCACATTAGACATACGGACACTGTTCTTGTCTTGACGTTCCTCTTTAAGAAGTTGACGGCGAAGCGCCCACTCCACATCAGATACAAAGCTGTGGATTGCCACGTCATCTATACGGTCAACTCCTTCATCAACCATGTTCATGATGTCTTCAACAAGAGTTTCAAACTTCGCCGTCATACCAACTACTCCTTATTCGTCAGAGAAAAGTGCATCGATGTCGTCATCCATGTCACTGACCGTGGCAGCAACAGAGTCAGCAAAGTCAGGGTCAATGTCCTGTTCGTACTTGACCAACTCAGTAACTTGGATAACCTTTGCCGAGGCAGAGACACCCTTCTTACCTTTGAAGGTCCACTCATAGGCACCGATCTTGATTCGTGCTTTGGTGCCGTTGCCGATAACTTTCGGATCAACAACCTCAACACCCTGCTTAAACAGAACCTTGAACGGGTACGCCGACTTGGCAGTGAGGAACTCACCACGATCCGGCTTGTCACTGTCCTCATCAACACTGTCGCTGCGTACGTTCAGACCAAGACCCTGCAATCCTTTGACAGCATCCTTAGTAAGCTGACCAAGATCAACCTGATACTTACCTGACATCTCATTCTTCTTCGTCAGGTTAGGCCAGAACAACGTA